GAAATTGACTTCTGTATTGCATAGGTCCTGCACCAAAATCTGTACCAGCATAGTAACTTGCTATATTAGTTGCATCAGTTAATGCCTGAGGAGTGCCTGCAGTAGCAAAACCTCTAGTCATCGCTTGTGCAGTTCTTTCGTCACCAGTAAAGTCTGCTAATCTTTGCCCGCCATAAGGTGTATATCCTTGTAAAGACTCGCCTTCAGCTCTACCTAATAGTCTAGTAAAATATGGCTCTGCATATTCAGGCAAATTAGTTTGTACAACAGTTTGACTGCTAGGTGCTGAACTACCACCGCCTTTAAATTTTCTCATTGTTTACCTCGTATTCACAAAAGATTGCTAGCTTTTTCCAATCAGGTCTGTCTTTAACCCAATTCCAAAACCCTGCACGCCCTATACTTTCAATACCATGGCATTGATTATTTTTAGCGTATTGCTCTAAAGCATCTATACCTAGTTCTACCCACTCTTCCATCTTTTCTCCAGCTACATGCTCAAGACTTAGCATACGTTTACCCGTAGGATATTCATAAAACTCTGTGACTAACACGCCTTTAATATTGAACTGATCGTTTTCAAATATTATCCAGATTTTTTTTCTATCATTGAGAGCTTCATAAAAAATATCATCTACAGTTATTCTGCCATTAGAACGCTTGCATGATTTTTCTAACATTTTTTTTATGCCATCCCAAATTAAAATTAATTGATCTACAGTAACGATACTGTAGTCATAAGTAGATTCTTGTATTTCTGCTACTTGATTCATGTCGGCATTACCATTTGATCATTTATTTTTCTAGCTTGTTGAGTTGTACCAGTCTTTTCTTTTCTAACGTCATCCATCATTTTATAAAGTTTGTTAGCACCAGCATCTGAACTACCATCACCCAGCATAGAAACTACATCGGCTGGTACAATAAACTCATCTTGAGAAACTGCAATGGCTTCTTTACCACCTATGCTGCCAAGTAAGTCATCATCCATACCGCCCTTACCTTGTCCTTCTATAAGACCAGATGTTTGTGCTTGCGGATTGGTTATTTCTTTTAAGACTGTATCTCTAAGTTGCATAAAAGCTTCAACTCCATACATTTCTATAAATCGTTCTACTACAGTTTCATCATCGGATTCACCTAAAATAAAAGCTCTAGTTTCTGCCATTAAATTATCAGTATCTCCACCTTCTTGGTAACCCATTTTTTTTACTACATCAGGTGCAACTTTTTGTAGAGCTTCAAGACCCGGATTTGGTAAATCAGTATCACCGCCTTCAGCCATAGTTCTTGTAGTTTCATCTAATAATTGTGGTGGCTCAACGCCTGTATATGCTGTGTAAGGATCAATAACTTCTGGTTGTAGCATTGGCATTGGCATCATAGCACTAGTAGTGTCATAACCACCTTTGCTTGCATATTGTGGTGAATCTAAAAGATTAGGATCAAGGTTTGCATTAGTAACTGGTCCTAGTGTTTGATCTGCAGGCTGATTAGTTAAAGCAGCGTAAGAAGGATTTATAGTAGCTGGATCAAAGTACATTGTTTCTGGTTCAAAGCCTGCTCTAAAATCTGGATTGATTGCATAAGTTTGTCTCTGCGGTACATTAAGAACTACATCGTCTAATTTTTTTTCTTCAAATAAATTAGATTTACCACCTCTATAGAATTGTGTTAAACCTCCGCTTGCAGAAAATATGACTGGTTCAGGATTATCCATAAATGCTTGCAATTTCCTATCTTGTGCATCTTTTTCTGCTTGAGCTATGCCTTGTAGCATATCTTCTTCAGCAGCAGAATATGCAGCTTCTGTGCCTACAGCAGCTAATGGTAAGAAAGCTTTAGGATTAGTTAATCCTTCAGCTACATTACCTACAGCTTGCAAAGGACCTTGTCCTGCAAAAGGTGTGCTAAACATTTCGCTAGCACCTTCTGTAAATCCTTTAAAATTAAAATCTTTTGGATTAGTTAAAGATGTGCTTTTTGATAAGAATTGTTTAGACGCATCTGCACCAGCTTTAGTAGCAGTTTCTAATTGTCCTGCAGTTGCATCTGCCACTGTTGTACCTGCATCTTCCAAAGATTTTGTAAATGCAGTTGTATTTTTTGCTGCATCACCAGCATATTTAAAAACATTACCTAATCCGTAAGATAAAAGACCAGCTTTAATTCCTTCTTTAAGACTACCTTCTTGAGCAGTAGTTACTGCACCTGATGCTAGTGCTGCACCTAAAGGTCCACCAAAAATACCACCAACTATTGGAGCAGCAAATGATAAAACATCGCTCAAACTAAAAGCTTCAGCTAAACCTGTATTAGGATTAGTAGTAAGTTGACCCATTTGTGCGAGTCCACGCACTTCTGCGGGATTCATATGCACAAGTGTAGTATCACCAAACCTTCCTTGTTGGCTTATATTTTTTACTTGCTGTTGAAGATCATTCATATCATTCCTCCGTTGTTTCACAACCAAAAGCTGTAAAACTTAAATTGCCATCGCTGGCGTATACATTAATTCTATCTGTTTCGGTAACTGTTATTCCTATAACTATTGTGTCTGATGAGTTAGCTGCTAAAGCTTTATCATAAAATAAATAATCTTTATTACTGGTAGTTGCACCGCTTACTGCCACACTAACTCTATAAGTCACACCTGAACCTGATCTATTGCAAACGACTATAGAACTAATAGTTGTTTGTGTAGCTGTTGGTACAGTATAAAGAATTGTTTCAGTAGTACCTGCTGGTGCTTGTTGTCCTAAAACTTTTAAAGTATCAGACATTCCCTTTTGCTCCCATCAATAAAAACTGATGACGTTTAACTGCTTTAGAAGCAGCAGAAGTTTTTAAACTTTCTACTCCGTTTATTTCACTAAACACATCTTGAAACAATTGCTCTATTGTTCTTCTAGTTATTTGCTCATTAATTAATTCATAATCAGGCAAAGGCAATGGTAAAGGGGGTGCTGATTTACTAGCCATTATTTAGCTCCATCGGGTCTTACTTCAAATCTGGTGTCACCTAAACGCCATTTAAAATCACCATCGGCATTTTCTATTCGTACTGCTACTTGTCTAGTTCTACCTCTAGTATTTTTATAGTTTGTTGTTGCTGTTAAAGCAGAAGTTGATAAAGTGCTTTGTGCTTCATTAGGATAACTTCTACCTTTTAAAACTAAATTGACTGTGTCATTTGCATTTGATGAGTCTTGAAATTCTATATCAGGTATTATCTTAGAAAGATACATAAACTGCTCACCTGCAGGGTCTAAATCTATATCGGCAGATTCTATATAAGCAGGAAAAGCTGTGCCATCTGCTAAATTACCTGACTCATGGTTATATAAATAATTTTTATCTGTATTGTCTAACTTACCTGCTGCTAAAGGATTAGTTAAAGTTGGTGCATCATCCCAAGCTGTACGAGTAAAGCTGTCATTAGTTGTGCCTATTGCCCAAACATTTTCTGCATAATTATAAGTTACATACCTATCTATTTCGTTGCTAGCACTAGAAGCATAAAACCAAATAACTTCATTGTGTTCAACATTATTAGCAGCAAAAAATTTAAACTTAGCACCTTTGTTCATGTCACTGAAAATATGATCTAAGACTGTACATTGTAATCTTTCAACATTACCAGCAGCACGATAAAAAGCTCCATCATCCATAAAGTAAACTATGTTACCTACAGAAGCACCAGCTTTTGGAGCTATCATTCCTATACCGCTAGCTATTTCATTAAAAGAAAAATAAAATGGTGAGCCAACAAATCGCATAGAAAAAATACTAGAATCAGTAAAAACTAAAGTTTCTTGTCTAGTAGATATTGCTCCGATAATTTGACTACCAGATGATAATTTTACTCCACCGGATGAATTAGTTGCAGATGGTGTCCAATCAACTAAACTTTCTGAATCAGACCATCTTACAAACAAAGGATCAATAGTTGAGCTACCTATAGGATTACAACCAAAAGCAAGTACATGCCTATCTACATCTGAAGTCATAACTTGAAAAGCAGCTATAGGACAATTAGAAGCACCAGCTAAAGAGCTTGCTAATACACTTCTATTAGCATCAAAAAAACCATTACCTGTTGTGCCAGCACTCGTACCATTTGTACTTTGCCAAACATATAAAGGACCACCTCTAGGGATTGCTACTGCATCTACACCAAAATTATCTATTGACCATAATCGCAATTGACTATTTACAGCTACTGGACTGGTACTTCCGAATGTACTATCTCCCCATGTGCTTGCACCCCAACCAGTACCAGATACATATTCGTCTAGACCTGCATTTATATAATATTGACCAGCCGTACTACCACCGCCATTACCGCTATCAGAACTATTTGCAGTTACGCTAAGTGCTATGGTGTATGAATTTGCGTTGACGTTAGCTAAAACTTGATGCTCAGTATTTAAAACGGCTGCAGTTACATTACCGCCCAAAGTTGCTGCATCTTTAAATCTAACAAAATCTCCGGGGTTGCAACCATGACTAGTATCATTGACTGTTAAAGTAGATGAGCCATTTGAAATAGCAAAAGTAACATCGCCTGCTGCAGTTGTATTTCTTACAGCAGTTACGTCATAAAAAGTATCACCCTCTTGGACGTATAATTTTTGGTGTGTACCTAGGACATTGTAATGAGTTAAGTCTGTATCTTTATAAGTATGTATAGCACGACAAGTACCATCAAAAGTATTAGGAGAATTTTTTGCCCAACCGCCTATTTTTTCTGGACGACCTAATCTAAATCTAATCTTATCTGAATCTAGCCAACCACCATCATTTGAATAAGAAGTAACTTCCTTGTTGATTCCGGGTTTAAATTGAAACTTAACCAAGGGCATTTAGACTGTCTCCCACGCTTCGCCTTCAAAAAGCAAAGCCTCTGCTTCTCTTCTTCTAACTAAACCTTCTAAGACTTCACCATTACTTTTATTCCAACGCTTCATTTGATTTGGCACAGTATGATAATCGCCTGCATTTAAAAGTTTTAACATAGTCGAATCGTTTAAATTAGTTGGACCAAGGTTATAAGTCCAACAAACTAAAGCATCAAATTGATTTTGTTCTAAAGATACTGTAACTAATTTTTTTACATAATCCTCATACTCAATAAGTTCTTCTTCAAGCCAAGCTTCAGCTTGTTCTTGTGTACAAGTATCACCTTCTTTTACATCTTTGATTCTGCCGTAAGCTATTGTCCATTTTTGTGCCGGACATAAATATGCTTTTAATTCACAACCTTCAAACTTTTTAATTAAGGCAATCCCTTCTTGTGATATGTGCATGTTACTCTCCCGATTTAGTAGTGGTAACTTTTCGATAGTACACCACAACTTCTTTAAGTTCATTTATATACCTCTTTAACTCTTGTGTGTTATAAGCCATTAGTTCATAGTCTGGTACAGACATAGCTAGAAATACAACCTTGCCTTGATCTTTTTCAATAGATGCTAAAAACTCTTCTAGGTTTTTTGTAGATACTACATACCAATAAGGTTCTTTTAAATCTATCTCTCTTGGTAATATTGGTTGAACAATAGTTCTTTCTAATGGTTTTGTTATTACTTCTACTTGTTTAGTCGGTATTAGACTGCAACTGTAGACCATCATCAAGGACATCAATATTACGACTGATCTCTTCAATACTTTCAAATACATCTTTAGTTCCTTTATTTACTCTGGGTTCTATCAAACCGGGTTTTGCAAAAGCTAACTTACTTAGATCGTGTCTTTTAAACACATCTAAGTAGCGTTGCATTTCTGCTTCATACTGTTGGGTCTTAGATTGCAATTCTAATAAACCTTCTGTTTGCAATTTAAAATCATTTTGCAAGCTTTCTATTGCTGCTTTCTGCTCTTTATCTCGTAGTTCAAAGGCTTGATTTATTTCTGCTAGTCTAGAATTTTGCCAATACAAAAAACTACAAGCCATAAATAAAATGCCAACTACTCCTAATAATATCTTACTCATATGTATAAATGTTTAGTGGTTCTATTTTACCTTTAACCGCTATAGGTTTTAGAGGTTTTAAATTATAGCCACATAAATTTTCAGTAGCCTCACCAATTAATAAATCAACTTTTCTTTCTTTAGTAGCACTTTCTAAACGAGCTGCTATATTTACTGCATCACCTATAGCTGTGTAATCAAATCTATTTTCTGAACCCATATTACCAATTGCAGCCGAACCAGTATTTATTCCAATACCTATTGCTATTTCTGGCAATCGTTCTGCTTGCAACTCAATAGCTAAAGCTTTTATGTTTTCTACAATTTCTAAAGCACAGTCTACTGCTGCTTTCGGATGATCTTGCAAATCTAATGGTGCATTAAATATTGCCATCATTGCATCGCCAATATATTTATCAACCATACCGCCATGTTTTTGTACTGCTTTTTGTTGTGCTGTTAATACTTTATTCATTATGTATGTAACATCTTCTGGTTTTAGTTTTTCTGACATAGCTGTAAAACCTCTAACATCAGTAAAAAGAAATGTAGCTGTTTTAGTTTCGCCACCAAGTTGTAACAAATCAGGATTCTCTTGCAATCGTTTAACTTGTCTAGGATCAAGATAGTGTTCAAATTGTTTTTTAATTTGTAGTCTTAATTTATATTGTTCTCTAAATTTTGTATAAAAAGCTAGCGAGCCAGTTATAAATTGAGATATTAAAGTCCAAGTAACATCAAGTAATAAACCTGATTGTATCAAGAAAAACCCTGATATAGCAGTGCCTAAGAAAATATTACCAGTCACAAATAATCCTAGATAAATTCCTGCATACTGCAAAACAAACCAAACTAATAATACAGAGACTATAAGAATGCTTAGTTCTGCAAGCATATTCCAAGCTGGTATGTATGGACTATCTTGGATCAATAAAGATTCTGAAAGAGCTGCTTGTATTTTATGAGGCTCTAATAATCCTACTGGCGTAGCTATTTGTGGCATAACTCCATTAGCAGTAACTCCAACAAAAACAAACTTACCAAATACTTCCATGCTATCTAAATCTGTTTCTGGAGTCTTAACCCAGCTTATCCACTTTCTACCGAGAGTATCTGTTTTTACAGGAGGTATACCTTGTACAGTAATTTCTTCTATACCTGCTGTTGTGGATTTTATTATGTAGGTTTTGCCACCAGTCAAAGTTTTTAAAACTTCTGTACCAAAAGCACTAACGAATCCATCTGGTGTTTGTAACAACAAAGGTATTCTTCTTACTAGATTATCTATATCTACTGGTGCTGTTGCTATGCCTTGTGCTGCAGAGTTTTTTAAAATATCTATATTTTCTGCAACTCCATTAGACATTATGCTAGCAGGTGTTCCATCTCCTAAATAAACTGTGCCAGATGTTTTTGGATAGTTACCACTATTATTTTCAAACATAGCAAGGATAGAGGGGGATAAACTTAGTACCGAAGCAAATGCTTCATCACCACCAAATCTATCGTGTTCACTAAATGCGATAACCCAACCAACACCTAATGCACCTTTCCTTAATAAATCTGCATGTATGTCTGCATAGTCCTGTCTTGGAAAAGGAAAGCCACCTCTATCGGATACATTTTGTTCTGTAATATTTAAGATAACAAAATTACCTGACGGCTCTTGAGCCTTTACTAAAGCATCAAAAGTTTTTAGCTTGAGAGTTTCTATAAAAGATAACCCAAAGAAAAAAGGTAAAACTAATAACACAAGTAATGGATAAATTAATTTTTTCATTATTGTTGACTGAGTGATATTGTTGAATCACTTCCTCCATTTACTTTAACTACTTTGTTTACACCATCTTGTTCAAATATAAGTGTGTAAGCATTACTGCCATCTACATCTAAGCGTAGGTTTTGATTTACATTTCTACGAAAACTTACAAATTGTCCTGTGACTAATGTAGTTATTTGTGTGTCTCTATCTTGTCCAAGTTCTGTGCCAACTATATTTACTCCTGAAGTTTGTTTTAATTTATCTTCTTCTTCAGCTATAGCTAAAGCATCTACTATATCTAACAAGTCTTCTAAAAAATTTACATCTAAAAAATTTATATCTAATTCAGTAAATTCTAATTCTTCTTCTGTGTCTAAAAAATCTTCATCAAGATAATCAATATCTAAATCATTAAAATCTAAAACAGAATCTTGCTTGCTTGTTTCGGTCTCTACTAACTCTTTGTTTTTTTTAGGAGGTGTGACAATTAACATATTGTCAATTAAATCTAGCGTCAAATCTAAAACTAAAGGTTTAGTTGGAGCTGACTCAAAAACAGATACAGTAGTTGATTCAAAAGGTTTATTTAACAAAACGCTTCCAGTAGCTGTTACCACTTCTATTTCGCCACTAGATAAACCTAATCTATCTGGTAATAAAATAATTAAACTTCTACCTAGTTCGTCAACTGTTGCTGTAAAGTCTGTGCCTCTTATAGCTATGTTTGCTGTCGGTGTAGATAACTTTATATTTTGTTTATCTATTTTATTAAATGAACCAGTTATAAATCTTGCTGTGCCTAATGTAAACTTTAAAGCCATTTTAGATTTACTCGGATCAGGATTAAAAATATATTCGTCTATTACTAGCTCAGAATATTCAGTAAGTTTTACCTGTGAATCATCTAAAAATTTTATTGCGAGTCTGCCATCCTTGGTAACTGCTTGATCATTTTGTTGAATGGCAAACTCTAATTCTGCGGTATAAGGTTTGTCTCTAACTATTTCGGCATTGCCATTTAGTTCTGATATATCTCCAATATCAAGGGCAGGAAGTTGTTGTGCCTTGATCGTTTTGGTTGATACAGAAAGTACCATTAGAACCAGTAGAATTAATTTGTAACCAATCTTTAGCAAGTGTGCTTTGCTGTGTGACATCAATATTTCTTGAACCTCCAGTATGTGTTAAATGAAAGTAAGCATTAGCACTAGCATTTGTACCATCGCCATCGTAAGTAATAGTGTTGTCATTACCATCTATGTTCATATAGTTAGTTGCACCATCTATATCTATACCAGCAGTTAAAGAATTTCCGCTACCCTGTATAATCCAATCTAAATCTAAAGCAGAAGCTAAAGCTGCAGTTGCTTGATTTAGAGTTAAGTTATTAGTGTTACCAGTAACTTGTACATTTACATTAGAATTATCTGCTCCAAAAGTATTGTTAGGATCAGTTTGCATATTGAAAATATTGCTATCTCCTGCAAAGTTAAAAAATCCTGTATAACTATCAGACCAAATATCTCCTAAAAATTTATTAGAAGAACCTATTTGATTTATATCTAATGTCATAGAAGTACCATCTAAATCCAATGCTGTCATCGTGCCAGCTACTGCATTTGATCCTCCTATTAAATTGCTACTACCTTGTTGCTCTATGTCTAAATTAGCAGTAGCACCAGACTGATCGATATATATTTCGTTATCTGCAAATGATGTCATTGCAAATAATAAAACATATATTTTTAAAAAGTTACTCATAAGACCAAAACCTCCTTTCATATCCTATCTTAACTATTTCTAGAATTGCTCCTTCGATTGCTTTTTGCAAAGCTATCGTTGGACTTTCATTGACTGCATTACCAACTTCTATTTCTACAAGTTCTGTACCTTGTTCAATAAATTTAAAAGCATCTTGAGTTTGCCCATAACTAAATATAGTTTTCTCAGTCAAAACTTCTACAAGTATTTCACCAGTCAACACCGAAACTAATCTTAAACTAACACTAACTATATCTTCACGATATTCTATACTAGAACCTAGTCCTAAATATCTTGCACCCATACCTCCTGTACGCAAGTTAGTGTCATAAGAAATTACTGCACCTTCCATAATTATTCCTGCAAACAACAATGGTTTTAATTTTTTTTCTTTTTCGTTTCTTGATGAACGGATAAGCTGTCTTTCTTTAGTTAGATTATCTAAGCCCACTCTTTCTACTACTACAAAAAATTTACCGCCAGCAGTATGTTTCAAAGCTCTAATAAGTAAAGCTTGTGGTGCTTGAGTTACTGCTGTAGAAAACAAAGCATAAGAACTATTGCTTTTTCTTTGTCCGGTCTGATCGGTAAAACTATTTGGATAAACTGCTATTACAGGTTTTTGTTTAGGAGCTTGTACATTTAATAATTCCTCAGAAAATATTCCAAGCACACTCGCAGATTGATCTTTGCCTGTTTCGTATTGTTCTTCTAAAGTTTTTACATTCTGAAATAAACTACAACTAGAAAGTAAAAGAACCGACAGGAATAGAAATACTTGTTGTTGAGCCATCTTGATCTAGTACAGTTAAAGTTATTGTTACGCCATCACTAATATAAGAAATAGTGCTGCCCTCTAGATTAAATGTACCTTCGGTCATAGGCGTTTCACCAAAAAGATTATCTACTAATTGTCTAGATAGCTGTGCATATATTCTAGATTCAAAGTTTCTAACAAATCTAGCTAGAGTTGTATTTTCAGCATCACGTTCTATTTCATCTTGCAATGCTTGCAACTCTTCTTTGATGGTCATTTTTCTAGTATGTTCTTGGTTTTCTATAGTCAAGTAATGACTTGATGTACCATTGCCACTAAAACTTGGTGACTTAAATTTATGAGTCATTTGATCTGCAAAAATACCTTCAGCAAATATAACCAATACAGTCAATAAAAATCCATATACCATAGTTTTTTCTAATACAGCTTTAGTCTTTTCTCTGGTCATCTCTTTCTGCCTTGGCTATTTTTTGACTATCAATTAATTGTGGCACGCCTAAAATAGTTTTTACTAAGGTATCTTGTCTGATAATTTCGTTATCTAAACTTCTGACTCTATCTATCAGGGCAACTAATATGCCATGTTGACTATCTAGTTTAGTACCTAATCTTTCTTCTAAGGCATTTAGTTGTGCTTGCACTTTGTCATCAACTGTATCTATTTTACTTTCCATGCCATCTATAATTCTATTAATAAGTTTCCATATAAAAAAAGCTAACCCACCGGCTGCAGCTATTGGAAAGCCGACTTCATTTATTAATTGAACTGCTTCATTCATCTGGTGTAAAAACTCCTAACTCTATTAATCTAGTTCTGTTTGCTATGTGTACTGCCTCTATAGCTTCTTTACTTTGTCCAAAGTATTTTGCTGCCATAAAGTTTTCTACCATAGCTTCGTTTATGTCTTTGCCATCACATACTACAGTACCAAGCACACGACCAAACTTACCTCTTGAGTCTTTTAGTTCGGTTCTAATAACAACCTGTTCTGCAGTATTTATAGCATCTTGTAAAAATTTTGCAGCTAACTTACCTCTAGCTTTTTCATCAAGGTTTCTAGTTCTAGACTCAGGAGTATCAATACCATAAAGCCTAACTCTGCTTTTAAATAAAATATCAAATCCTAAATCAAGCGTTACATCAATAGTATCACCATCAACTACTCTATCTACTTCACAACCATACTCATACATATTTTATCCTCAAAGACTTGAAACTATTTCGATAGCAGCCATACCAGCATACAATCCAATAATTAAAAGTTCTATTCTGGTAAATCTTTTTGCACCTTCGTCTAAACGCTTTTCAATATTTTGATAACGAATAGTACATTCCTTTTCATGGGTTTCTATTTTGTTTAAAGCTTCTTTACTCATAATTTATTTTGTAAAAGTCAACGTGTTAGAACCTGATACCATTGGTGATTTAATACCATAGCCTGTAGCTAGTGAAGTTGTCCATTGCCATTGACTATAACTACCATCATAAGCAAAACTTGCAGCACTTCTCGAATAACTTGCAAGACCATTCACACTTACGCTTGCAAACGCATCATCGTCTGTGTTAGTTACACTACCACTAACTTGTAAATATATATACGCTGTAGATTGATTAGGTTGATTTTGTAAAGTCCAAAAGGCAACAACATTATTACCACCAAAATAACCCGTTTTAGAAACTGCAGTTGTTGCAGACCCCCTACTATTATAACTCTGCCAACCATAGCGTTGATTTCTAGCAGCTCCCGGTAAATTTGTAGACCAAGATGTTTGAGTGAAGGAAAGAGCAAATTCATTTACCGCTCCGTACCATTCAGAAAAAGCCATAGATGAATTAGCACTCTTACCAATAAGTCCTCTGATGTCAGCTTCATTTAAAGAACAAGCAGTTCCGCTAGTACCCCCAGCCTCGGTGTGTATTTGATTGAGTCTTATTGTTCCGCTAGAGGGTATGTCACTCATTTTTTAAGCTCCTCAACTTGTTTGCTTAATTCTTTAACGGCTTCTATAAGTAATCCAACTGTGTTGGCATACTTCATAGTTTTGATTGTGCCTAATTCTGTATCTTTTTGTTGACCTACTAATTCGGGTACAATTTTTTCAACTTCATTAGCAACTACTCCTATTTCTTTTTGTTGAGTAGCTTTACGAGTAAAATGTACACCTCTTAATTTGTTTACTTTTTCCAAAGCATTTTCTATTTGATAAATATCTTCTTTAAGTGTTATATCAGAAAATGCAGCTACATCACCTGCTGCTGTACAAGTACCATCTGATGCAACAGTAAATTTAATAGAACCACTTGATCGTATAGTAACATCGCCTGCAGAATCTATCATAGTATGGCTAGAATCAAAAAAATAAAATCTTCTTTGACCTTCCGAAGAATTTATACTTAGATTGACAGTAGTAGGTAACTTGCCTAATTGCAAAGCACTTATGTCTGTATCATTGCTAGAAATAGAAGTGGACAAGGTATTTAGTTGTGTTTGTATTGCTGAA